ACGTACTGGTGGAACGCCAGGAACGCATACGCCTGGGGAGAGTGGGATTACTCGCTCATCGAACCAGGAAGCCACCCGCTTCAGCGGGTGGTAGTTCACTTGTCAACTTTGGCGTATAATGTTCAGTGGTTGAATATTTCCGGGAATTGCCATTAGGAGTTAATTTGCAACAGAGGAAAAATACCCGAAAAACGATTGTAAGTGAGGAAATCAGGAATACTGTGATTGAACTGCGCAAGCAGGGCATGAACTATGCTGATATTGCCAATGAAGTTGGAATCCACATGGATACCGCGCGTAGCGCAGTCAATACCTATATGATTCGATTGCAGGCGAGAACACTTGAATCGGCAGATGAATTGCGGAGGGATGATTACAGCAAATTGAGCATGATGCTGGACGCAATTTGGGACAGGGTTTTGGAGGGCGAGTTGGGGGCAATTGACCGGGCAATCAAAATCCTTGAACGACGTGCCAGACTGATGGGGTTGGATATGCAACAACAAAATGCAATCTTGATGGCACTTAACTTGGAGCGCTTGACCGATGAGCAACTCGAACAGATTGCCGCTGGCGCAAATCCACTTCAAGTCCTGGCAAACTCTGGCGTGGAGCCGGAAATCAATATGTCGGCATATAAAAGGTCATTAAAAAGCGACGATGAGGTTCTTGATGCCTCATTTGTTCCGCTTGATGAGGGGGGCGGAGAATGACAACTCCTGTCCAGGTGCGCGCAAAGGCACTCCTCTTGCAACGCCAACGCAACCGTGTCGGCGGGAAGGTTCTTTCCCGTTATTCAAAATTCAAGCATACCTATTGGAACGATCCCGTTGGGTTTGTGAATGATTGCATTATTTGGGATAACGAGGGCGATGGAGCTACCGAATACCAAAAGCTTATCCTATCACAATTGATGAAAGAGCGCAGAATCGCGGTACGCGGTCCACGTGGACTTGGTAAAACGGCTTTCGTTTCGTGGATTATTCTTTGGTTCGCCTTGACAAGGGACGGAAAAGACTGGAAGGCAATTGCAACCGCCGGAAGCTGGCGACAGTTGACAAAATTCCTTTTTCCAGAAATCCATAAATGGGCAAGGCGCCTGCGATGGGGAAAGATTGGGCGCGCCCCATTCCGCCCAAAAGTCGAGTTGATGGATTTGTCACTTCGGTTATATACCGGAGAAGCCATGGCAATTGCATCAAACAATCCAGACCTGGTGGAAGGCGCTCATGCCGACCATCTTTTATATGTGTTTGATGAAGCAAAGTCAATTTCCGATTCTGTGTTCGTTGCGTCCGAAGGAACTTTTGCAAACGCGAACATTGGGGATCGAGAGGCGTTTATCGTTGCCGCATCTACCCCCGGAGAGCCGTTTGGGTGGTTTTATGACATCCACTCGAAAAAGCCAGGATTTGACGATTGGAAGCCAATTCACGTTACGCTGGAACAAACAATTCAGGCGAATAGAATTTCCCCAGCGTGGGCAGAGGCGAGAAAATCACAATGGGGAACTGATTCCCCCATGTATCGCAATTATGTCTTGGGAGAATTTTCGACCACTACCGCAGATGGGATTATTCCCGTGTCTTGGATTGAAATGGCGCGGGAACGGTGGGAGGAGTGGCGCGATAATGGATTCGGTGGAACAGTTACAAGCATTGGGGTTGATGTCGGTTCCGGCAAGGATTCCAGCGATAAAACCATTGCGGCGGTTGTCTCCGATTATGTCAAGGTGCGTGAACTGGTTGAATTCCGCTCCAATGACCCGCGAACTTCGTTGATGGAAATTACCGGAAAAATCGTCAACTTATCCAGGCTGTATCAGCCCGGATATATTATTGTGGACACCATCGGAATTGGCGCCGGTGTCGTTCATCGTTTACGGGAGTTGGGATTTCCGGTGGACGGATTTATCGCAAATTCTGGCACCGAACTAACAGACAAGAGCGGACTCGTGCGGTTCGCAAACTGGAGAGCGGCGGCATGGTGGTTGTTCCGGGAAATGCTGGAACCGGATGGAAAATTTGGCGTTTGCCTTCCACCAGATACAGACGAAACCGATTTGATAGGCGACCTGACTGCGCCAACCTATAAGGTGATGAGTAATGGGAAAATTCTTGTAGAAAGCAAGGAATCTGTTAGAAAACGACTTGGCAGATCAACCGATTATGCCGATGCCGTGATTATGGCAATCGTTGGGATTGCGCTTTTGCAGGAAGCGCAAGAATCGGAAACGGAATATTCTATGGACGTTAACAAAAAACCGCTTGGTGGTTATTAGAAAAGGAGGTACGAAATGGACTGGAAGGAAAGACTCGCCAGGTTTCTCTTGAAACCACAACTCGAAAAAATCAACTCCGTTTTAGAGGATTTAATTGACCGTTATAGATATATGCCAATTGTTCGGGAAAATGATCCAGAACAGGTTATCGCGGCTTTGCAGGAAGTTGACCCACAACTGTATGATTATTACTTGCGCCAACTGCGATACAATGAACTTGGCGTTGAGTTGACAGAAGGTAACCGCTTGCAGGCGGTGAATGAGTCTCGGATTCTATATGTCCGGGATGTTGTAACGCAAACGATTATCAACCTTTGGACGGATTATGCGTTTGGTTCAGCCCCACAGGTTGTCCCAATAGATACCAATGCGCGGGCGGACTGGAATGAGTTTTGGAATGCCCGCGAAAATGACGCCGTCCTTGGCGTCAGGAACATCAAAAGCCTTTCTTCTACTGTTTTAACAGATGGTGAGATTTTCTTTGTGTTCTTTACGTCAAGGCAGGATGGGAGGATTACCAGAATCCGCACCATCCCAACGGAAGAAATACGGGAAATGATTACCATGCCGGGGGACTCTTCAACCGTTTTATATTACCGCCGGGAATATCGTGATGAACAGGGTCAGGTTTATACGATGTATTATAAAGACTGGCGCGCCACGGATGACGAATTAGACCAGGCGAATTTGCCGGACGATGCCATTCTTGCGCATCGTGTTCGGGGAGATATGCAGATTGGAACGGACGTTTGTATATTACACGCCGCCCACAACCGGCTTGGAAAATCAAGTCGCGGTTATCCTCTAATGACCGCAGGAGCCGCGTGGAGTCGCGCTTATCGGGATTTTGTTCAGGATAGAGCAAGCGTAGCGCGTGCAGCCGCTTCTGTGGTCGAAAAAATCAGAGCAAAGAGCGGTAGTCGTGGAATTGACCTGATTCGCGCCCGGATGGAAAGTTCTTTGGTGACTTCTTCTGGAAGCGCGTTTGATAAAAACCCGCCATCTACGGCAGGTGGAATGTGGATTGAAAATGATGCTGTATCGAGAGACTGGATGAGTCGCCCAACAAACGCCGGAGATGCCGCCGTTGATGGAAACGCTCTTCTGGCGCAGGCTGGATTGGCAGGTAGGGTATTTCCACACTACCTTGGGCGCGGCGAATCATTCCGGCTGGCAACCACAACCGCCATGGAACGCCCAACACTGGAAGCGTTCAATGGATACCAGGTGTGGTGGATTTCTGTGTTCAAGGATATTGCAAAGATTGTACTTGGGTTTAGGGAGAAATATGGCGCGGTTGAATATTCAACCGCCGAAGTTGATGTTCAGGTCGAGGCGATTGTACTGACTGACATTTCACAGTTGGGGTTCTTTATGCAGTCAATTAACCAATCTTTGATTGCTGGTTCCTTATGCGTGGAAAGCGCCGAAGCCGCAACGATTGAATTGATGAGGGTCGCCATGCAAACCTTGAATATCCAAAACGTTGAGCCTGTGGTTAATCCGGAGACAAAAACCTATATTTCCAGACCTGGCGATGAAATGAACGGGGATGAGCCGTTGACATCCGGCGGAACTCCGGAAACCCCTCCACAAAGTAGCGGGATGGAGGATGGCGGTTTTTCCGCTTCTCCCTTTTGAGGAAAAATTCAAAAGTCAGGAAGATTACCAGGCGCGCATTAATGCAATTGCGCAAAACCTCTGGAACGGGAAAATAGGCGCATACGACTTTGATAACTTGATGCGGGTTGCCATTGAGTATGGAATCCGTGGGGCATGGGAAGCTGGATTGAAGGAATTTAATTTGAGCCTTGCCGATATGACCATAGAAGAACGAGCCGCGATGCTGGATGCAATTTACAGGGAGTCCAGCTACATTGCCGGATTGCGTAATTATATTCTGGCGCACAATAAAGCGAGCGGATTCAAGTTGAGCAGTTTGCAAATACGGTTGGGAATGTGGGGGAATCGCTGGAAAGACATTGTCAACCAGGCGAGGCTTTCTGCGTCCAATAACGCTCCTTTAACTTGGGTTTATGGTGATACAATAAGTCATTGTGGAGATTGTTCCCGCGTTGCTGGCAGGACGTATCGTGCTAAAACATGGGAAAGGTGGGGATGGCGACCCCAATCCCCACGGCTGGAGTGCAAGGGGATTCAGTGCAAATGTGAGTTGCAGGCATTGGGAAACAAGCCAAATAAGGGGCGTCCACCATCGTTATCGGGAGGCTAAATGTCAAATATGCCCGGATTGTGGGTTGACGAGCAAGGATTCGTTTGGTACAATGATTACAGATTACCAATGAAATTCAAGATAAAGGAGAAGGCATTGGAGTTTTGCCCGAAGTTTGACAGAAGGCGAGGTGATTCCAGAAGCGAAAGGACAGTCCAAATTCCATTGGCGGACTTCGCCAATCTGGATACGTCCATCAGTTTGCAACAAACAACAGCAGAGGTGATTATCATATTTCACGAAGAATGAAAGGAGGAAAGGAGGAATGGTGTTCAGAATTGTGAAAGGAAGAAAATCATGGAGAAAGGGAAGGAGTTGGCGAAAACCGTATTATCGTAGCCGAAGATTTGACGCTACGTGCCGTTCACACGGCAGTTGTCCATGGTGCTTTGGAAACCGAATGGCGGCAAACTTGCGCAAATTGGATGAATGGAAGGCGCAGTTGTCGGACTGGAAGCGTGGCGCGCTATGATACGACTGATACATGGGGATTGCAGAGAGGA